ATATTAATTTATCGTTATGGTACCTTGAACGCAAATGCAAAGATGAATTTTCACCGAAACAGGAAATAACGCACAGTGGCACGATGGACATAAACAATCCTATGGCAAATCTTACGACTGACGAATTAAGGAAGTTGATAGGTGATGGATAAAAACTTAATAATGCTTGAGGCGAAGAAAGAACTTGCACGACGCGAGTTCTTTTATTTTTGCCATTTAACCGCACCGTTATTCTACAAGCCGGAGCGAGAATTTCTTGTCAGACTATGCAATGAAATGCAATCGTTTTACGAAAGTGACGAAAACGCACTGATTATCAACTTACCGCCACGTCACGGCAAGAGCCGTACTGCGTCAATGTTTGTCGAATGGGTACTCGGCAGAAATCAAAGTGAAAAGATAATGACCGGTTCATACAATGAAACGTTATCAACAACGTTTTCAAAAGCGGTGCGTAACGCCATTCAAGAGGAAAAAGCCGACACGGATAAGATTATTTACAGTGACATATTTCCGAATGTGAGGATAAAGCAAGGTGACGGAGCGATGAACCTGTGGAGCCTTGAGGGCGGTTACAACAACTATCTTGCAACATCGCCGTCCGGTACTGCGACAGGTTTCGGAGCGAGTTTACTTATAATCGACGACCTTATCAAAAATGCTGAGGAGGCATACAACGAAACAGTCAAAGAAAAGCATTGGGAATGGT